AAATATTATTGAAAATTCTTTAATTAAAAATTTAGATATTTTAACTCCACAATTAAAAGAATTAGCTAGAACTATTGCAGATACTATTGATGACTTATTAAGTAGTAGTCAATTTAAAGAAGCAATGCAAACTCTTAATGAGGGAATTAAAGATTTTGCTAGTTCTTTAAAATCTGGTGAAGCAAAAGAAAATGTTGTTATTTTTTTAGAAGCTTTAAAAGTTTTAGCCAAAGGAATTGTTGCTATAGGTGATTTTTTTGGATTAGTTCCTGATAAATCATTAAAAAATCAACCTACAGGAGCAAATTGGTTTTCTGATGCAATGAAAAACAATTGGTCTGGAAAAGTTGAAAATGGACAACAAATTGGTGGTGCTAATGAAGTTATAAGCAATAAAATTCAAGCAATTAATAATTCTATTTCTTTAAAAGGAGTAGACCCAAAATTATCTGCGGCTATCAATGCGGCTGGATTAACAGCTATTAGTGGTTATCGTTCTAAAGAATATGCAATGTCACAAGGAATTTGGAATGAAGGATCACATCATACTGTTCTTAATCCACAAGGTTATGCAACGGCAGTTGATGTTTCTACTGCAAGTTTAAATGCTTTAAGAGCAAAATATTCAGAAGATGAATTAAAAGATAAATTTAATTTATATGCTCCTTATGGAAATAAAAATCCTAAAGAATTAAATCATCTTGAACTTTATAATCCTAACAGAACAGATGTTTATGTTCATTTTGATGGTCAAGCTAGTAAAGCTAATGCCATGTCTGGTAAACAATAATGACTTCTTTAGCTAAATCAGTATTTACAGCCGCTTATGAAATAGCCCCAATTTGGCTTGTAGGTGGTCTTGCTGACTATGTTGGTGGATATGTACCAATTACTTTATTGACTGAAATAGTGGATGTACCCGGTCTTTCTAGTAAAGAATTTTTTGCTCATTACAAACCATTGCCGGGCGGAACATTGGCTAAATGGCAAGTAGCTGAATATCCTTTTGCTAATTTTGCTACTGCGGCAAATGCTGTGGTGCAACAACCTTTAGAAATTAGTATGTTAATGGCTTGCCCTGCTCAAACAGGTGGCGGTTATTTATTTAAACAAGCTATTTTGACAGCATTACAGTTTGCAATTCAAAAACACATTACAACTGGTGGCACTTTTACAGTTATTACTCCAGCTTTTACTTATGCAAACTGTTTGCTAACAGGCATTAGAGATATAACCCCTGCTGGAGATAAACAAGTTCAATATATGTTTCAATGGGATTTTGTCCAGCCATTAATTACTACATCACAATCTCAATCTGTTTTAGGTGGTTTAATGAACAAAGTATCTAATGGATTGGAAACAACTGCAACTTGGACACAAGCTCCATCCGCAGACATTAATTCTTTTGCGGATTAATTATGACTAAAATTAATTTTAATCCAACTCCTTTTGCAAACTTTCAGTTTAATCCCACATTAGATGGCGTTAACTATGTAGCTATTTGCACTTGGAATATTTATGCTCCAAGGTATTACATCAACATTTATAACAACAATGGCACTTTAATTGTTACAAATCCCCTTGTTGCTTCTCCTGATAATTTTGACATTAATTTGGTTTATGGGTATTTCACTACTTCAAAGCTAGTTTATAGGGCTAGTAGTAATAATTTTGAGATAAGCCCATGAGATTTTATGACATCACCATTACTCCACCATTAGAAGAACCAAACCGATTTAACGCTTTTAGCTTTAGTTCACAATCAGGTTTTGGATCAGATAATTATTCTTGTCTTAGGGTAGATTTAGATATTTATCAAAACGCATATCATCAATATGCTTCTAATGGTTATGTAAGGGTTTTTGGCATTAATTTAAAAGATTTAGGTCAAATTGGAAATTACAATCCAGTTATTCAATCCGATGGTAGAAAAGTTCAACTGTGCGGAATTTATATTCAAGTAGGAATGTCTAAGGGATTACCCTATGCTAATCCTAGACAAAGAGGAATAATTCATCAAGGCTCAATCCTTCAAGCTTTTGCCAATTGGCAAGGAACATAAGTTACATTGGATTTAGTTATTGTTCCGGGATATGTAGATTCTAATTCTTTGCGTAACATTCCTTTTGTAATGCAAAAAAATCAAGAACTAACTGGTGCTGTAAAACAAGCTCTTAGAACTGCTTACCCAACAACAAACATTAATGGATCATTTAGTGATGGATTGAAATATACCGAAGATACACAAGCTCAAAACTTTGATTTATTGACACTTTCAAGTACAGTAAATCAAATTAGTAAATCAATTAAAAAAGACCCTACTTATACAGGAGCAGTCATTACTTCTAATGCTGAAGGGTTTTTTCTAACTGATTCTGCCATTACCCCAACTGCTACAAGGCAAATTGCTTTTACTGATGTTATTGGCAATTTAACTTGGCTTGGAATCAATACTATTCAAGCAAAAGTAGTTATGCGTGGTGATTTAAATATTGGCGATTACATTTCTTTTCAGTCAGGAATACCTGTTTTAAATATTGTTAACAATAGTTCTCAATATAGAAATAAAATTGCATTTAATGGGGTATTTTTTATTACAAAATTACACCATGTTGGAAGCAGTAGACAAGCTGATGGTAATGCTTGGGTAACTATTATTGAAGCAATTATTCCTAATTCACCAATAAATCAAACATGACCGCTGAACAAAAAACGCCCTTTGCGGTATCAATAAGCAATTATGTTCAAACTAAACTAGAACAAAATAGGCAAAATTTTGGCTGGCAATTACCTTGTAGGGTGATAGCGGTTGATGGAGCAATTGTTACAGTTAACTTTGAAATTGATACAGGTGGACAATATACTTTCCCCCCTGTTACTTGTCCAATAGCTCAAAGCATTTATGTGCGATTACCAGTACAAATTGGCGATTTGGGTATGTGCATATCTGCTGATGCAAGATTAGGTGGTGTAACAGGTCTTGGAGTAAAAGGTGCATTATCCCCTTTAGGACTTCCATTTAACCTTGGTGCGCTTGTTTATGTACCTTTGGGAGCTACTGATTGGTCAGCAGTAGACCCTAATGCAGTTAATATTAATGCCCCCAATGGAGCAGTAATTAGAGATACCAATAATGCTTGCACAATCACTTTAGTGCCTTCTGGAGTTACAGTAGTTCGTGGTGCTACTCAAATGGTAATTAATGATGCTGGAGTTACCATTACAGGAAACTTATTAGTTCATGGTTCAATTACTGGTGATAATGGTTTTTATATTACTGGCGGAACTGGAGCTACTATGCAAATTACTGGTGATATTCAACAAACTGGTAATTACACCAGTACAGGTACACTTACAAATAATGGAAAAGCTGTCGGAAGTACGCATACTCATGGTGGCGTACAAACTGGTAGCGGAACTACAGGAACACCAACATGAGAACTTATGGCGTAAATTCTTCAGGTCAATGGGTAGAAATTTTAGAAACAAGTTACATTTATTTGGCTACTTTGGCTCAAACTTTGCGTTTAAATCAAGGTGAAAGCCCCTTTTATGCTAACTATGGCATCCCAGCACAAAATTCAGTTCATACTCAAATACCACCTGATTTAGCAGTTAATAGAACGCAAACACAATATGCTCCATTTTTTGCTAATTTGACTGTAGTAAAACAACAAAATGCGGCAAACCCAACTTATAATATTAGTGCTGTATTCCAAAATGGAACAATTATTTCTTCTCAGGTGGCTACTTAATGGCTCAAATAACTACTGCTGGAGCAATACCAGCTTCACCAACAGATTTGTTAAATGCTGAAATTACAACGGCAACAGCTTTAGCACCGGGATTAACAGCTAATTTACCCGGCTCTTTGGTGGAAGATTTAGCTTCAACTGCGGCTGGTGCGGTAGTAGTTCAAGATCAAGCTTTTGTAGACTTGGTTAACTCTATTAGCCCTGCAACTGCCAACCCTTCAATTCTTTATCAATTGGGGCAAGTCTATGGTGTCGAACAAGGTCAAGGTTCTAATACTTCCGTTTATGTTGTTTTTACCGGGCTTGCTGGTTTTGTTATTCCTGTTGGATTTACTGTATCTGATGGAACATATCAATACACAGTTCAAGATGGGGGGATTATTGCCACATCTGGACAAACTTCTCCTCTGTATTGTTTAGCAACAGTTCAAGGTTCTTGGGCTATTCCAGCCGGAACTGTTACTCAAATTGTTACTTCTGTACCATCAGGGTATACCCTAACTGTTACTAATCCAGACGATGGATTGCCCGGTCTTACAGCCCAACCTATTTCTTCTTATCAAGCTCAAGTAATGCAAGCTGGTATGGTTACTGCTCAAGGTGTCCCTACTTTTATTAAAGCTCAATTACAAAAAGTCATAGGCGTACAAGCTAGATTAATTTCTATCCGTTTGGTGGCTACAAACCAATGGGAAATTATTGTAGGTGGTGGCGATCCTTATGAAGTAGGTCATGCTATATTTAATAGCGTTCCTGATATTTCAAACTTAGTAGGCTCTACTTTAACTGTAAATGCCATTACAACAGCCAATCCCGGTGTTGTGACTACAGACTTAAATCATGGATATGCAACTGGTCAAGTGGTAACCATAGCTGATGTAGACCCATCTTGGTTTAATAATGACTACACAATTACTGTTATTGATGAAAAATCTTTCAGCATTGGTGTAGATACAACAGGTCATTCTTATATAAGTGGGGGTGTTGTAACCCCTAATTTACGCAATATAACTGTATCTGTTGATGATTATCCAGATGTTTATAACATTACTTTTGTAAATCCGCCTTCTCAAACTGTTGAAATAGTCATTACTTGGAACACTATTTCTACTAATTTGGTGTCCCCAACTGCTGTAGCGCAGTTAACAGTTCCTTACATTGTTGATTACATTAATAGTATTCCTGTTGGATTTCCAATCAATACTTATGAATTGCAAGATGCTTTTCAAAATGCTGTAGCTCCTATTATTCCACCTAGCCAAGTATCTAAAATTGACTATGTAGTAACAATTAATGGTGTTTATACTGAGCCAACAGCAGGTACTTTATTGATTTATGGTGACCCTGAGAGCTATTTTTCCACTAATTCAAGTCTAGTTACTGTTGTACAGGGCTAATATGCTTACCCAAGTACTCCCAGCTTACCTTTATCAACAATATACGAAAGACCCGTATAACGAGGATTTACAAGCTTTTTTTACTGCTTACAATAATACCTCTCAGACCTATTTAGATAACACCAATAATCTTAATTTGCCCATTTATACAAAGCAATCTGCTCCTTTATTGGATTGGAAAGCTTATGCCATATATGGTGAGCAAAGACCAAGCCTAGGAACTCCTGTACAGTTTTCTCCAATTGGTGCATATAACACCTATGAATACGATACTAGGGCTTATTCTCAAGATACAGAGATTGCTCCTACTGGCTACTATGTAGTAAATGATGATGTTTTCAAGCGTATTTTGACTTGGAACTTTTACAAAGGTGATGGCTTTCAGTATGAAACCCAATGGCTAAAACGCAGAATTAAACGATTCCTTTTTGGTATTGATGGAGTTGATTTTCCAATTGATAACACTTATGAAATTAGTGTTACTTATGGGGCAGATAATGTTATTACCATTGAAATACCAAACTATGCTATTAGTCCTATTTTTGTTTCTGCTTTAGCTTCTAGTGTTCTTCATGTACCTTTTCAATATACTTATGTAGTCAATATATTGCCGGGAACAATAGCTTGGTTGAATGATTCAAGCATACCAATTGCATGGAAAAATAATCTAAATTACCCTATAAGTTGGTACACTTCTAATTAAAGGAAACTTCTATGGCTGTTCCGTATACTTTTGCTAGTGCTAGTTCTCCACTTCCTTTATCAGAATTGGATGTAAACTTTGCAACCCCTATTGTTTTAGGCTCTAGTCCTGTTGTTTTAGGCGGAACTTTTACTGAGATTGATGACCTAACTTTAGGCACTCCAACTTTAATTACACCTGATTTGGGTTCTCCAACAGCAGGGAATTTAACAAGTTGTACTGGATATACCTTTGCTAATTTGGCTGGAACAGCCCCTATTTGGAATCAAGATACTACTGGAAATGCCGCAACTGCTACCAATTTACAAGGTGGTTTAACTAACTCAGTTCCTATTCAAACTTCAGCGGGGGCAACTACTTTTTTAACTCCACCTACTGTTTCGGGTACAGGAATTGTTTATGATGGGCTAAATGTAACTTGGGGTTCAGTAGCTTCCGCTTCTGCTGATGGTGTGGTATATGAGAATGGACAAACTATTGCAAACAACTATACTATGTCTACAGGTAAAAATGGTCAAAGCGTTGGTGCAATAACAATTCTTTCTACTGTACAAGTTTCCATTCCTAGCGGTAGCCGCTGGGTAATACTTTAAGGACATATTATGAGTTCATTAATACCTTCAGGTTCAGCTAGTGGCACAGGGTCAATGACCTTAGCCGCACCTGTAACCAATTCAAATCAAACTGCTACATTGCCTGA